GTGACCGGCACGGTCGAATCGGTTTGCGCAGGATGCGGCGGACTGGTGCCCGCCCGCACGTTGGGGTGTTGTTCGCCGATAATTTTTCTGGTCATAGCGTGCCCAAATCCCAACGTGTCGGACCGGCGGCGTGGATCAACGAGCCGCGCCACAAATCACGCCGCAGCAGCGACACCGGCTGCGTGGCGATCAGCGATTGCGTGTAGGTGCCGGGCGACAGCGATACCAGGATCGCGACGGGTATCTGCAGGGTGAACGCGCCGCCCACGATATCATTCCACCAGATCAGTCCGTTGAAGGTCGAGCACTCGAACAGCGCGGTAGCGTCTTCCGCGTGCTTGCGCACGTGCATGCGCAACGAGTAGCCGGTCAGATCGATCGGCGTGCCGTCCACGAGCTGATAGATGAAGCTCTCGACCAGATCGGAATCGGTATAGGTGGTTAGATCAAGCGTCATCGCCATTTGATCGGCCCGTTGGTATCGTCATCGGCCAGCGGCTCGCAACAGAACTGCTTGCTCTCGATCATCTGGATCAGTCGCGGTCCCGGCAGCCGCGTGATCTTGAACCGGCCGACCGGCATGTCAGGCTTCGGCCGCACATCGACCGGGCCGTATTCGCCGGCCATCGCCCTGATCCACAGCTCGCGGCCGTGCACTTCGACATCGAACGGGATCGCGCAGAACAGCACTGGTTCGCTCAACTCTTCGAACCAGACCTTCAGCCACACCGCGAAATCATCCTGATAGCGGACCGGATTGACAGCCGAGACGATGGTGCGCGTGGTGTTGATCATGCGATCCTCTGCGCCATGAACTCGGTCAACGCGCCGGAGTACCAGCCTTGCGTCACGGTGCCGCGATCCGACCACGTGCCGCCGACGCCCAGCAGCGCGTTGAGCGCGTAGTTCAAGGACGTGGCGTCATAGATCGAATAGTAAGTGTTGAAGAAGCCCAGACTGCCGACGCCGCCATAGCCGACGATCAGTCCGGCTGAACTGCCCGCCGGACCGGGCGGCCCGGCGGCACCGGTGTCGCCTCTGACGCCTTTCGCCCCGGTGGCGCCGGTGGCGCCAGTGGCGCCTTGCGGACCTTGCGCACCGATCGCGCCGGCTGGTCCTGCGGTCGGCCGCGCCGAGAACAGCAGTTGAAACACCGTGCCGTCGTAATAGACCAGCGCAATGGCGTTCGGTAACAGATCGTTCGGCGCCAGCTCGACCACGCCGCCGGGATGCCGCACCGGCACCGGATGCACCGGCGAGATGCCGTTGATCACCAATGTCGTGGCGCCGGTGTTGGCGTAGTTGACCAGAATGAACAGCTTCAGACCGGCCTGATAAGTTTTCGGCGTCGGATCGATCGTCACGGCAAGCGCGTTCGGCACGCCGGTGTCAACCGCGTAGTTGCACAGATCGAGCTGCAGCGCGCGACCGAGCTGCGTGAGATCGGCATTGGACGGGCTGATGTCGTTCTGCGTGATGAAGTTGACGATCTCGCGCTGTGGCAGCTCGATCGCCTGCGGCGGAATGATGCTGCCGGCGATGCCCTTGTGCTCGTCGCCGTTGACATAAGGCGCGTCGAACAGTCCCGCCTCGAAGGCGTCCCACGGCGGATTGTACTGCATCACGCGATCCTCTGGCCTAAGAACTCGGCCAGCGCGCCGGAGAACCAGCCTTGCTGCACGATGCCGTGCTGCGCCCAGGTGCCGCCGTAGCCCAGTTGATTGATCGCGTAGGTCAGGCTCGAATCGTCGTAGACGCCCAGATAGGTGATGTTGAACAAATACGAGCCGATGCCGCCGAGCCCGACGATCAGCGAAGCCGGTGCGCCTGACGGGCCTTGCGGCCCAGTCGCGCCCTTGTCGCCCTTGGCGCCGGTCGCGCCGGTGGCGCCGGTCGCGCCGGTCGCTCCTGCCGGTCCGGTGGCGCCTTGCGGTCCCGCCGGCCCCGCCGCCGACTTGGCGCCGAATAGAAGCTGGAATTGCGTGCCGTCATGATAGACCAGCGCGATGCCGCCCGGGATCACGTCACCCGGCGACAGCTCGGTCAAATCAGGATGCCGCACCGGCACCGCGCCGAGCCCGTTAACATTGAGCACGGTCGCGCCGGAGTTCGCCTGCGCGACCAGAATGAAAATCTTCAGACCGACATGATAGTTGAGCGGCGTCGGATCGAGCGTCACGGCCATTTCGTTGGCGATGCCGTAATCGACCCCGAAGTTGCACAGATCGAGCTGCACCGCGCGACCGAGCTGATTGGTGTCGCTGTTGGTCGGAAAGAAACCGTTCTGCGCGATGGTGTTGACGATCTCGCGCTGCGGGTACTCGATCGATTCGGCCGGAATCACGCTGCCTTCGACGCCCTGCGCCGGCTGGCCGTTGACATAAGGATCGTTGGTGTCCGGATCGTTCCATGGCGAGTTGTACTTCATTCTCTACACTCCGAGCCACGGATAGAGGCTGATGGCGCGATCGAGCTGCGAGCGATAGGTGAACACGACGTGGGTGTGGCCCGGCTTGTAGCGGCGGAACAGGCACTCGATGCCGGTCAGCGTGTGTTCGAGATCGACCAGCCAGTAGTAGCGCAGCCCGGTCGGACCGAGTTGCCAGCGATAATATTGATCGTACATCACGTCGCCCGCGACATTGGACGGCTTCGATGTCGCGTAGCTCGTGCCAACCGCCGCGCCAGCCGAAATCCGCACGCCCGACGGAATCCCCATCGCAACGCCGTGACCGCTCGCGGCGCCGGGCGAAATCACGAACCCCTCGACCATCGGCGGCGATGCCGACAACGACAGCACCGGCGGCGGTGGTGACACTGGCGGCGCCGACAACGCCGCTGACTTATGTTGCGATATCGGCGTCCTGTTCTGCGCCGTAGTAATAACTCGCGTTTCGCCGACCCGAGAAATGCCGCACATGTACGGCGCGTACTCCCTAATCGTGATGGTCTCGCCGCGCCGTGCCGCCCAGTCGATGAAGAACTGCCGGTCCGGTCGTCCCAGCAGCGTCATCTTGAACATCAGTTCGTCGCGGCGTCCCTGATCGTCGGTCGGCGGATGCACCTCGCAGGCGTCGGGCAGCGCCCAGTTGCGCTCCCAATCCGGCAGCAACGACGCACCGGTGGTTTGCGTCGGATCGCTTTCGATCTCCAACAGATCGGCGGCACGGCCATCGACTACGCCGTAGTAGAATGCCAAACCGCGGATCACGAGATCGAGCGTCGAGCCAGGGTCTTTCGGCCATGCCTGCCCGCTCGGCAGCAACAGCATCAGCTCAGTGCCGTAGTCGTCGCCGTCGCGGCGGATATGCTTATCGCTCATAGAGAATTGTTCCGAGCACCGCGAGTGAACCGTTGTAAGGCATCGGATGATCGTCCATCAAAAGCGTGAAGCCGATCACGCCGCTCACGCTCATGATGGCTTCCGACACCCATGCCGCGTAGATCGTCTGCGCCGGGATCGGAACGCCGTTGATGGTCTGCGCCGGTGCGGCCTTGTTGCGCAGCATGGTGCGCACCGCATCCTCGATCGAGACACGGTACGGATCGGTGTCCGGCAACAGACCCTTGATCGTGAAGTTGATGTATTCGGGGATCGGCGCCAGCACCCAGCGATCCTTCACCGTCACCGGACGCACGGTGTCGATGTAGCCGGTCACCATCGTGATATCATCGTCAGTCGGAAAGCCGCCGTTGCTGGCGCGCAGATCATCCATCATGAAGCGCACAGTCACCGTGCCGGCGCCCATCTCGGAGATCGCCCAGGCCCGCGTCACTCCCGGCACCGCCAGCGCCCAGGCGACATAATCGTTGGCGTCGCCGCCCATCGGCGGCTGCTGAATGCGCATCAGAACACGCACCCGCAATTCTTCGTCGGTCTCTTCATCGGTGCCGCCGGACATCGTCACCACGGTAGCGCCGGCATCGGCGCCAATCGGCGCATCGGTCAGATTGAGCACGGTGCCCGGATCGAGATTGCCGATCGTGCCCGGATCGAGCGCCCGCACCGGGCACGGCGTCGGATCGACATCGATTTCGATCTGCGCCGTAGTCTCGTAACCGATCTCGCCGGCCACGAGCTGCTGACCGATCGGAATGATGGTGCTGAACACACCGGTGAACGTCGCGGTACCGGACGCCAGCGTGGCGGCTTTGCGCCCGGTCGATCCGTCGGCGTTCTTCAACCAGATTTTGCCGTGTCGATCCAACCACTCCGTTTCGGCGGTGTCCGGCAAAAGCTGTCTGGCCAGCCAATCTACATATTGCAAGACGGCGTGACATTGCGCGCCCTGGCTGTCCGACAGCACGCGCAGCACGCTGTTCGGGACCATCGCGTCGGCACCCGGCAGCATGGCCTGAATCGAATCGCGCACCAGCACGCGCACGTCGTAAAGCGTCGGAGTTGACCAGGGCATGCTACGCGATTTTCTTTTCTGGCGGGTTGTCGTAGTGCGGCGGCCACTCGGTGCGTCCGCGCGGCGCGTTCGGAACGCTCGGAATCGGCGCCGGGTCTTCTTTGGGTTTAGGGCTTGCTGGAGTAGACGCGGACATAGTCAACCTCCATCGTCATCGGCGACGGCGTGGTGGTATCGGAATTGAGGCCGTAACTGTAAAACCAGTACGCATCCATCGCGAAGTTGATCAGGATGTCCATGTTGACGTCGTTGAACCATGACGCATCGGTGCCGGTTGCTTCATAGAGCAGCACGTTGTCGCGATAGAACCGAATGTAGGTGGACGTCCGATCGACACCGTAAGTGTGCCAACCCTGCGTGTCGCCGGTGAACGGCCCGTAGCCTGCCGAGTCATAGCCGCTGTGATCGGTGTTACGCTGATGCAGATTGGTATTGAACCAGCCGCCATGCCCGTTGATCTCCAGCATGTCGATCTCGGCCGAACCCTTGTTCTGCGGATCGAGACTGAAATCGCTGGAGAACATCCACAGCGCCGGGAACATGCCTTGGCCATCGATCGGCCAGCGCGCTTTCCATTCGACATAGTAGGGCTGCTTGAACTTGCGCACCACCGAGTTGGTAGACAACTGACAACCGCACCACGCCGGCACCGGATTGGAATTGCCCTGCGCGTCCATCTGCGCGCGGGTATGCGCGACCATGTCGGACGGCATCCGGAACGAATACAGCGTCAGCACGCTGCCGGATTGACTATAAGGCGGATAAGCCGCCCACGCCGGATCGTTCGGCGAGATATCCCAGTTGGTGCCGGCGAAGTCCTGGTAGCCCTGGTTGATATCTTGCCAGATCGCGTTCGGCCGCCACGTGCCGTTCGGATTGGAATCCGACGCCAGATTAAGCGGTGCCGTGAACTCGTCAGCCCAGATCAACGTCGCCGTAGCGTAAACCCCACTCGCCGCGCCGGTGGCCGAAGCCGCGCCAGTGCCCGTGATGGTCGCGGGCGGACCAACACCGTGCGCCGTGCCGCTGCCGCTTGCCGCGCCGACCGCGATCGACGCGGTCGGACCAGCCGGCGCGGTCTGCACCTTGGACAGCGCGACCACCTGCGAACTGGTGCCGCCAGCCGTGACACCCGGTGCGGCGATATTCCAAGTCTCCAGCGGCGAGTTATTCCACCACCAGAACGATGACGCGCCTTCGCCCCAGGCTTCGCCGCCGAGATGCGCCGTCGCATCGCTGGTCGGCGTATCGAAGATGACGACGATCGAATCGCCCGTCGCCAAGGTGAAACCGGGATGCGCCACCGTGTCGGACAACAGTGTTTGAAACTGCGCACCGGAGCGCGGCCCGGTGAAGCCGGACACACCGCCAAATTTCAATTCGACCGGTGTCGTCGTGGTGTCCGCATTAGTGCCCGCCCATTTGCCGAACGACACATGCGTCGTATCGGAGAAATGACCCGCTGCCGCATCGCAGAACTGCTCGACCAGAATCCGAATCTTGCCCTGACTGTCGCCGATCAGTTGCACGACCTGCCGATACGACCCACGATAGCCTGCAAAGTCCTGCCAACCGGCGACATTCTGCACGTTGTAGATATCGGTGTAGCTGGTCGCGACCGCGCTGTAGCCGTTAAGAACGCCGATGCCGCTCGCCGCACCCACCCCACCGAACACGGTCGGCACCGCCGCCGCGCTGCCATGTCCAGCCGCCGCGCCGGGCACGGCGATCTTCCAGTTGCCGACCGCCGCCACGCCAATAATTCCGGCCGGCGCCATCCCGATCGACGTCAGCTTCTTGGTGCCGACACCGCTCGCCGTGCTGCCCGCCGACGCCGCAGCACCCTTGGCAACACCTGCATCGATGATCATGTCGCCATCGGCGACCGCGCTGCCGGTGCCGCGCGCCGATCCACGACCGCGATTCGTCATCGGCGCCAGCGGCGCCCAGGGCGCGGGCGGCGTCGCCTGCGGCGTGGTTTCATCCCACAGAATGGCGTAGCGCAGTTCGATTTCGACAATCGGCCCGCGATAGATGCGGATCAGCGCGTCGATCTGCTCCTTGCCGACCCGGGTGGCCTCGACCGTGAAGCTCGACCCGATGCGCCGGTCGATGAACGGCTGGATACATTCGCGGATGTACTGCGTGACCAGCACCGTGGTGGCGCCCTCGCGGGCTTCCGGTCCGGTGATCTTGGACCGCTGCAGCAGCCACAGCCGCGAGCCGATCGGCCAGCCGTCCCAGATGTCCTGCGCCTGATAATCGCCCCACCAGCCGCGCCGGTTGGTGTCATCGGGGTCCGGCAGCGTGTCGCTTGAGTCGGCCAACCGATCAGTGCCGAGCGCGACAATGATCGCGGTGGCCAACGCCTGCGTGTCGTCAAGCGTGCCGTTGCTGCGCAACAGCCAATCGGTCTGCACCACGCCCTGACCGGGAAACAGCCTGTTCTGCACCAGACGGATGTCGGGCATTCAGCAGCCTTTGCAAATGCTCGGTGGCGGCGGCGGTTCAGGCGGCAGCGGCGCCACCTGACTGGGATGGTCAGGCGTCGCCGGGTTCGGTGGCGTGACTTCGACTTGGCCGCTATGGTCGAAGGGTATGAAAGGGCGGGCCGCTCCCGAGCAGACACGCCAGCAGGCTGAAGATCAGATACACGATCAAGATCGCGATGATCGCGTAGAGAATGATCATCACGATCTGCCCGAGTGGAATGCCGAACGGCGTGAAAGAGTTGAGCGGCGGCAACAGCAGCTTGATGACCGCGACGATCGCCGCGACGATGATCACCCAGACGATCAAATTTTCGAGGAAAGCCAGATTCAGACACGACATGTCGAGAACCCTTCTATGTAGTCCGCTAGCGCCCTCAAATTAGCGGCATTCTCTTTCATGAAACCAAGAGCTGTATTGCATCCGTGGCACAAAATTCCTCGAACACGGTTTGTGCTATGGCAATGATCAAGATGAACGTTTTTCCCGCGCAGTGTTCGCAAATCGATCCGACAAACCAAACATCTATGCTGTTGAGATTCTAGCATTGCACCAAACTGTTCTGGCGTGATGCCTAGTTTGTATTTACGATGCAAACCTAGATTGGCTTTCGCCCAAGCTAAGGACTGCGCACGACGTTTCAAAAGTTGGTCTGGATTGGCTGCTAACCATCGTTTAGTTCGTTGGTTTATTTTTTCTCGGTTGTTATCTTTATTGCGATATCGACGCTGTGCTGCTCGACATTTTTCAGGGTTTGCGGCACGCCATTTTCGTGCGTTTATCGTCGCCTTAGCGCGACGTTTCGCTAACCACTCAGGATCAGATTTTAATCGGTAGTAACTGACAAGGTTCAGCGCAGCGTGTTTCTGCTTATGCTTGGCTCTATATCGACGAGATGCAGCCGCACACTGCTTCTTGCGTTGGTTTGTGCTAGACAGAACTTTGGGCATGGCAGCCTTCCCTACAAGGTTGCTAGGTCAAGTGACGGCTGGAGCACTTCCAATGCTTCAGCCGTTGCGTTTCTATTGTATATCAGCCTCCCAGTGCGGCAAGTCTTGCTTCCAGCTCGGCGATGCGCGCCTCGAACCGCTGCTCCATCGCCAGCACGTAGGGTTGATTGTCCAATGAGGTTGGCGGTCCCGGCTGCGTCGCATTGACCAGCACCGCGCCGCTACCGGATGATGCCGTGGTCATGCCGACATCGCCGTTGACGCCGTACACCCGATGTGAAGCACTCTCGACGCCGAGATGCACCTCGCCGATGAACGCCCATTTCGACGCGCTCTTGTCGTAGTAGCCGACCACGGTGTCGCCGCTGCGAAACTCGATGCGGCTGTTGGTGCAACGCATCTCGGTGTTGATGCTGTCGCCCTTCTCGTGATTGTACTGTTGCTGCTGATCGCCCTGTTGCGACTGGCCGCCGCCGCCGCCGCCTTGCTGCGTGCCCATCGCGCCTTGCGGTCGCGGCTGCTTCTTGTTGTTAATGTGCCGCATTGAGGCATATTCCTGCGGATGCGGCACCACCATGAACGCGCCGTACTCGCCGCTGCTACTGCTGCCGCCACCGCTGGAATCGCGTGTGCTGCCGCCGCCGCCGGACGAGCCGCCCGAACTGCCTTGGTCCTGCGGCGTCGGCTTGATCAAGGTCAGCGCGCGGCCGTAGTCGGTGTTCGGTCCGTACTGCGCGCTGGCGCCCGGCGGCAACTGCATCGGCCGATGCCGTCGATCATCCATCACCGTGCAGACCGGAAACGACCGGTTGCCGCCCAGAAAGGAAATAAACCCCTCGGCGCATTCCTGAATCTGACCATCGCTGCCCTTGGTCGCTGGCATCACCACCGACGAAAAGCCGTAGTTCTGCGCCGCCTCCAGCGCCTTGCGGGACTCCCCTTTCATGAAATTTCCCGCCATCTCCTGCATCATGCGGCTGTCATCGACCTTGTCGATGCAGGTACGACAGCCGCCGCTGTCATAGGCGCGACGCAAGGTGTCCGCGGGTGTCGAGCGATGCATGATCAGACCTTTGGTGGCAGATAGATACAAACCGGCGCGGCGGCGACGCAGACATGACAGGCGCCGTCCGGCGCGATGCGCAGCATGTGCTTCTCGAAATTACGACCGTGCCATATCCAACCGTTGTCGGTCGAAATCACTTCCTCGCACGGCACCGGATGGCAGTGCTGACCGGCGCAGCAGGCGTCGCTGTAGAACTCGTGCACCGGCGATGCGTGCGCCAGTGCTAACAGAATCAAAGCCGTCTTCATCGGTTGATCGTTCCTCTTGCGTGATCAACCCCCCGGTGCATTGTTCGGCCAGTTGCCGAACCGCTCATCGAACGTCGGACCGATCTGCAGGCGCCTCAGCCAGTCCGGCATCCAATCGCCGGGCGGCGACACGGTGGCCGGCGCTTGTGTCGGCGGATCGACCGGCGGATTTTCCGGTTGATCGGCCGGTGTTTCCGCCGGCTTGTTGGGATCAGACCGCGCCTTGGGCACCGGATGCCCATTGAGACCTTCCGGCAAGGTACATTGCAGCAATGTCTGCGTGCCGCCGTTGTTGTCCTGCGTCCATGTCACCGTGCGAATCTTCAGCGGCTGCTGATACAGCATCGCCATCGGCGAATGCACGATCACGTCGTCGCCCGGCATCCACAGCGTATGCCCGGTGGTCGGTCCGCCGAGCGTCATGTCCGGCGGCGTGTTGGTCTGCATCACCTGCGGCAACGGGCGAAACCAGCCATAGACCAGCACATTGGCGTCGATCCGGCCGAGATCGTCATTCCACATCTTTTCGGTCTGCGCCCGCTTGGCGACTTCCGCCGCCGTCCACACCGGATGCTCGATCGCGGTGAGCAGGATGCTGTACGGACCGAGCGAGCCCTTGACCCGCGCTTCCTGCTCGCTGGCCTTGGCGCCCCACTCGGAATCGCTTGCCGCCTTCTGCGCCTTGACGACAAAATCCGAATACGCCGTGTCGCTGGAGATCACGCATTGCATCTTTTTGATATTGATACCCTCGATCAGATCGCCAGTCGGCGGCCACTCGTGGTCACCGATGAACAAGAATTTTCCATCCGGCGTGTTGCTGACGATGATCTTGCGATCGCGCGCCAGCCGCTCCAGAAACGCGATGATGGTCTCGCCGGCCGACGGCGTCGCGCCCGACTTGAACGGCGTTTCGTCGATCTCACCGACCGTCGTGAACCCGACGCCGGTCGGCCCCAGTATCTCGGACGCGATCTGCGTGAAGCTCTTGCCATCGAAATCCGATGTCTTGTGATCGATGCCGGAACGCGCCGCGAACCATGACGAACTGACGCCTTGCAACTGCACGACATGGCTTTCCGCGTCGTAGGCCACCTGCCGGGTGATGATCACGCCGGTGATCACCTGCACGCCGCCGAGATAGATTTCGACCGTGGTGCCCGGCGCGAATTGCAGCACCTGTCCCGGCAGCGGATACGGCTCGCGCTCGGCGCAGGAGAACCTGAATTGCGAGAACGCGTCGGCCCAGCTCCACTGAATCCACACCGATTCCCAGTCTTCGAACTTCAGACCGCCGACGATCAGCGTCGCGATCTCGCTGATGCTGCCGTCCGCATCGACCCGCACCAAGTCCGGCCGCGTCACGATGTGGTCCAGCGCGATCGCGGCGTCGAGCACGCCGTTCTGATTGGCCTGCGGACCAAACTGCGGAGTATCCGGCGCCTCGTAACCGCTTTTCGGTTGCGGCAGCGGACTGATGTAAAGCCGGTCCATGGTCAACTCAACTCTTGGGCGGACCCGGCGGCACCTCGCGATCCCGCAGCGCTCGCTCTTGCGCATCGCGAATCATGCTGACGATCCGATCCTCCATCTCGATGTTTCTGACGCTCTTGAGAAACGTGCCCATCGTCACCACGCCGACCAGAAAGCCGATGATCGTCGCGATGGCGATTTCCACCCAGAACATCACGACGACAACGCCTGCCCTTGGCGCAGACAGAAACCCGGATGCACGATCTTGTTTTCCTTGACCAGCTCGTCGGCGCGCGACGCGTCGGCGTACAATCGATGCGCCAGCACCACGCTCGGCAATGAATCCGCGAAGCGGTAGTTCAGCATGCGCGGCAACGGCCGCGCGGTCTCGACCAGATGATGGATGATCGCCGCGTGCAGCTTGATCACCGCGCGCCACGACATCGCGTCCATCTGATCGGCGAGGATTTCCTCGATCTCCGCAAACGCGACGTTGACGGCGTTTCTGATCTGATCGACATCCTGCCGGCTGGTGAACGTCATATTGGCGATCACCACGCCCGCCGTCGCCAGCGCGATCTGGATCAGCGTATCCTTGGTCATGATCGCGCCGACCGACACCGCCGGCTGTGCGGCTGCGGTACGTCGCACCGTCTCGACCTGATAGATGTTGATGCCGGTGGCGACCGCCAGATTGAAGCAGGTCATCAGCGGCAACTCGATCATGTCATTCTGCAACAGCGGCATTGCGTAGGCCCGCACGTCGCCGACCATGGTGCGCAACGCCGACCCGGCGCGCCCCGTGGTCGCCGCCCAGCTCAACAGCGACACCAGAACAGGGTCTAGAATTTTCTGCGCTTCAACGGCGTCGGTTTTGATCATCGTCGTTGCGTGCCTGTGCTCGGCGGCGGCGGTCCGGTCAAGAATTTGAGTCTGGTATCCTCAAGACCGGTCTTGGCGCGTTGCGCGGCCCAGACACTGGCGACCTGCTGCTTGAGCTGATCCGCCTGCATGCGAAGGTTCGTTGCCGTATCGACGTTCGGCATGAACGGCTGCACGCCGGCCTCGATGAACTGCATGTCGAACACGCAATAGCCACCGGTTTTTTCTTCCTCCGTGATCCGGTAGCGCTGACACTTTACCTTGAGCGGCGCCAGCGTCGGCAGTTGCAGCACGCCCGTGCCGCCGGTTTCCAACCGCTCAATCAACGCATCGCGCGCGATCTGATAATCCTGGCGATAGAGCGATGTCGCGGACGGGTCATCGTGCGGATAGACAATGCAATAACCACGCACCGTGAACGCAATCGCGCGCTTGCCCATGTCCTCGGAATAAGGGTCCTCTTTTTTCGGAAATTCATGCACGACGACCCGACGACCGGATTCACGTGAACCGCTCTCGACATGAAACATCCGGCCGTCGAAATGCGCCGGCAACAACCGTTCGCGCCACGCGCTTGGCAATTCGCGGATCGTCGGCATGGTTTAAGTCCCGCCGAACACGTACGGCGTGTCGCCGGCCGGATTGGTCGGCCCGGAGCTGGCCGGCGCCATCTGCGTCGCACGCGAAATCGAGGTGTCTTTCAGCAGCCCTTCGCCCGTCGCGCTCGCTCGCGTGCCGGGTGGGCCATTGATATCGACTTTCAAATGGCCTTTGCCGGTCACCGTCGTTTCGCGCTCCTTATCCAGCTCCGCGCCACGGGCAATCGCTGCGTCCATGCTTTTGGACGCCGGCTGCACCATGAAGCGTTCATCGGTCGGAAAATTCTTCGCGGTATAACCCATCCTCGCCGCCGCTGCCGCCGTGATATCAACGCCGCGCCCGGTGCGCGCTGCCGGTCCGACATCGGTTTGCGGCAACATAAATTTGCGACCGTCCGGCGTCGTCACCTCGAACATCTGACCAAGCGTCGCTTTGGACGGCAACGCAATGCCGGGCCGATTGCTCTTCGGACTATCCACCGGCTCGGATGGGTCATGCCAACCCGGTGCGTTGCCGAACCATGAGCCCCTAACCTTGGCGGCATCACCGGCACTGCCGCCGACCGCCCCGCCGCTGGCGGCACCGCCGACGATCTTGTTGGCTTCACCCTCCGGCACGCCATTGGCGATCAACGCGTCGCGCGCTGCCTTGGCGCTGCGAATGCCGAAATGTCCGGCATCGGGATTGCGCCACTGGCTGCCCGAGACAAGACCCCATTTTTTCGCCAGCGCTTCCTCTTGCTCCTGCGGCAGCGATACGCCACCCTTGCGAACGTTGCGCGCGACTTGATTGAGATCGAACGCCGTACCGATCGGATGTCCAGATGCATTGCTCGGCCGACTGCCAAGCGTGCCGGAATTGGGACCGATGACACCGCCAGCCGCTTCGTAATCGTTGATGAAGCCCTGGAAATTTTTCGCGTAGGCGGCAGCAACCTGAAACTTGTGCCCGCTCGCCGTCGTCACCGTTGTAGTGCCGCCGCGCATGATCGGCGTCCCGGCCGGCGCCGTAATGCCACCAGGACCGCCGGGACCCGGTGGGGCACCCATGGCCGCAGGGGATTCACCGGCACCCTTGCCGGTGCCGGGTCCAGCATCATTGCCGTAAGGCGCATCACTCGGACTGCGTAGCGCCCACGGTCGCGCACGACCGCCGCCGCCGCCGCCACCGCCGCCGCCACCGCCACCGCCGAGATCGCCGAGACCGAGCGCTGCGCCCATCGCAGCCAAGCCGCCGCCACGTCCCGTCGCCATCGGATTGGTCAATGCATCATTGAGCTGGCGCATCTGCTCAGTGAGCTGTTTGGTCTGATCGGTGTTATCTTCGAGATTGCGCCGGTCTTCGATATCGACGTCGCCGCGACCCTGCAGATTGCGCCAAAAATCGTTGCCGCTGGCCGTGAAATTGCGGCTGTCCCACTCACCGCCCTGCACACTGCCGCCGATGAATTTCATCGGCGCCGCGGTCGCACCGGGCCATGTCCCGAAACGCTCGTTGAAACTCGGCGCCGGCACACCTAGACCAAACTTGCCGAACGTGTCTTGGATCGCGCTTTTTGCCTCTGTTGGTGTGACATTCAACTTGGTCAGCGCCAGCGCAATGCGTTCGGCGTATTCCGCACCAGCTTTGAACGTGTCGGCCAATGTCTGCATCCACGGCAAATTCATCGCTGCAACCACCGTGCC